GCTGTGGCCTCACGGTCCGGCTTATAGACGGCCACAACCATCGTGTGACCCGCTCCGTGTGCCAGCCCACCGGCCTGTTGCCTGTTTTGTATGGGATATCCCGCGGTAGGGCCGGTTCGCGAACCGCCCCTACGAATTCCTACCATGAACCACCAGCATAGTCCGATAGCCCTCGGTTAAGATCTGATTCTGCGAGCGCCTGAATGCGTCAGGATTGGGCGTATTGATGTGGAACGTGGGCGCGTAGGTCAATGGCCGCACTTCCTGCGAGCGCAGCGATGGCACGACACTACCCGCCGCCCGAGGCACAAACAGTTCAGGATGCCGCTCACCCACCACATAGGCATGGCCGGGACTCACGTCGCCACCCGAGGCCAGGAATCCGGCAAAGAGCCTGTCCAAAGACGAGGCAATACTCCCCAAGCCATTCGCCGCTTGCCCCAGCGCCGATCCGCCGCCGCCCCCAGCGTCTTCGCTGGGAGCCGCCGATCCGCCACCGCCCGGAAGCAATCCACCCGAACCCGGAATTTTGTCAATCAACTTCACCCAGAAAGGCGAGCCCTGTGTGCCCTCAGGCTTACCGCCGCCCGCGCTGATTCCGAAATGCCCCAGAATGGAACTGACACCCTTTTGCATCCCGTCCTTGAGGATCTGTCCCCCGATCCCTTGGGCCAATTGCTTAAAATTCGCCTTGCCGGTCATCGCGAGGTGAGCGAGCTGGTCTTCAAGCTGATCGAGCGCCCCGCCCAAGGTATGAATCAGATGGCCGGCCAAGTCGTTGCCATCCACAATCAGCCGATTTTTGAATTCCGTGAATTGCTCGGAGGCCGTGCCGAGTTTATCGAGCTTGGTCAGTTGTTCGATCATGTTGCGGCCCGCCGCGGTGGCCGCAACCTCAGCTTCAGTCAGTCCCGGAAACGCCGCCGCAAGCCTGGCGAAGGAAACATCCGAAAGCTCAGTCTCTTCCCGCAACGCCTTGAATTCTCCCCGCGTGCTATCCGCCTGGCCGGTAAGCCTGGCAAGCTGGGAAAGCGTTTGATTAAGGGGATGAGGTACGCCGAGAGCATCCGGCAGACCCGGCAAGCTCGGAATTTTCAGATCCGGCGCTTTCGACATTTGCAGCCAGGGAAGTTTGGGAATCATGGTGGGAAACGTTAAGAGATAATCCATGATCTTCTTGCGAAGAATATCAAGCGCCAGTCCCTGTGCGATCAGCGATTCGGAATACGATCCCCCCGCCGCGACGGCCTTATTGATCTCTCGAACCGTGCGATCATACTCCGCCTGGATCTCGCGCGATTTATTGCCGTGGATTCTAAGCTCCGCCATCTCGTCGCGCTCGCGTTCGATCAGCGCGGCCAGGGCGTCCGCGTGCGCCTTAATACCATGCGTTAACTTATTTTCCCCGTCCGCTCCTTTACCAGCGCCCGCAGCCACATTTTGCAGGTGTACCAGGAAATCGGTTTGCGCCTGGTCAGCCTTTTTGTTCGCTTCCTCGTATTCATGCCAACGATCCCGCGCCCCGCTAAGGTCGCCGGACATAATCGCCACGCCAGCGCTCAATATCTTTTTGAACGCCTCCCAGCGCGCACTTAGGCCCTGCAGCCCCTGCATCCAGTCCCGGATCTTCGGAATAACCCACTGACCAATCGTCATTCCAAGCGAGGCAATATCACCTTTCATTTCGGCGAGAGACGCTTGGAATTGCTTCGCCTGGGCCGCATGCTCCGCGTCAAAATAAATTCCAAACTCGCGCGCCTTCTGGATGGCCGGACCGTAACCCTGCCCAGCCAGGAGCTTCAAAGTCGTGACGTTCCCCATCCATCCCCGGCCGAGTAACTGATTCAGCGCCAAGTTGCGCTGTCCAACGTCATTCAGGGCAAAAATGTGCTTCAGTACAGCCTGAATGCGATCACCCATGGGCTGAAGTCCAAGCTCCGCGGCCCCCTTAGCCCCTCCCATCATATCGAAAAGGGTCTTATTGGTTTTGCCAGCGCCCTGAGCGGTTTTCTCAAGGCTCACACTAGCCCGTGCCAGGCTGGTAGTCAGCCCGTCGAAATTCCCTCCCGTCTCTTTAGCAATCGCCATCAAGCCGGACATCTGCTCGGCGCTAATCCCGGTCTTCTGGCTGGCATCGTAAATCTTGGCGCCCACGTCCGCCGCGTGCTCGGCCAATGCAAACATCCCGCCCGCGAGCGCCGTGACGCCGCCCAGCACCGATCCCGCCATCAGCGTACCGAAGCCGCGCCCGTTGCGCGAGGCCACGGTGAACGCCTCGTTAGCCTTATTGCCAATACCATCGAGCACGGAGCCGATCTGCTGACCAGCAGGCCCAAGCGCGGCCAGAGCGTTCCCAACCTCGCCCAATCCCGACCGAATATCCTTGCCGGTTTTGCGCGCAGCTACGCTGGCCGCGTCCATTCCAGACAGGAATTTAGCGGTATTGGCCACCAGCTCGACGTAGATTGAACCCAGCGAAAATGCCATGGCGAATCGCCCTACAAACCAAACTTACGAAAGCCGCTCAGCGCCCACAGAAACACCCAAAGCGGCAAGGCCAGTAAAATCAAAATCCATTTTATGAGCTTGGTGAGCATGGATCGTTTCACATTTCTTATGGCCGAACGCTGCTCGGCCCTACTTCTTTTTGGGGCCACAACCGAATGCGCGGGTCATGGCAGCCACCGCCTCTTGCACCGTCTGGCGCTTGATCGGCCGTTCGCCGGGCATGAAATCCAGCGGGCTTACCGCCTTCGAATTCTTTTCCCGGAAAGGGTTTGCATTGTAAACGGAAGCTGCCACCAGGCCCGCGTAATAGCAGTTACGCTTATGCTCTTCGCCCTTACGCGTCAGTAGCGCGTCAAACGTGGCAGGACAGAGCCGCCCGAATTCGGCGTCACTCAAGCCCAAATCGTAACGCGCTATGGCCCATTGGTCTAGCCAGGTAAGAGGTTTTTCGTCCCCTCCGCCGTCTCGGGAGGCGTCGGAGGCCGGGTAGGGTCTTTACCCTCTTTCAAGCGCTGTTTGGCTTCCATTAAGGCACTGCGCACGCGCTCCGGCAGTGCCGCGATGTGCGCTTCGAAAAGCTTCTCCATGATTAGGTCCTGGTTACCGCGGTCCATATAAGACCGAATCACTCCCAAGCCCTCTTCACCGTCGTATTCAGGCTGGCAGGCGAGCACGGCGGCCCACAACATGATCGAGACCGTGGCAGCGTTCAGGTCCCTCCAAACATCCTGCCCGGTGGCATCAAGGCCGGTTCGATCCTGGATCAGCGCATAGGCGTTGTAATCGAACGAAAGCCGCAACGTGCGCTGCATTTGCGAGCCGTCATCATCGGTCAGATCAAGCGCAAGCAGGACGGATGGCACGATCCGACGCTTGAGCGCTTCTTTAAGCTTCATGAAACCCCTCCAAAGATCGGGTCATTCAGTCATCGGGCCATCGAGCCATTTAAGAACCATTGAACCCACAAGGTTTTTTTAATGGCCCGATGACCCGATGACCCGATTTTGAATTCACCGCGCGAATTATCAAGACGCCGGCGTAAAAGTGGGCAGCCCAGAAACCTTCAACTTGATCGTGAACGTAGCTTCCTTGTCTAACGGAATATCGATCTTCAGGTTGGTAACCAGAGCGGTCAAATTCCACACACCGGGCGTTAACCCAGTGCCCTCGCAGGAACTTGGAGGAAGTGTGATCTGGAAGGGCATCCGAGTTTTTGCGATGCAGGCCGCGTACACCGCTTGCTGACCGGGATCATCCGGGACATAGTTGGTCGGAATATCGCACTCGCCCGGGTCGGTCAACGTGGCAAGGAACTCCTTAACCCCGCCCGGCGATTGGACGTTAGTAACGTCCACGGTTTCACTCTTGAGGTCCGGACCGGAAAAGGACCGCACCTCGCCCACCGTGGTAAAGACCTCCTGGGATTCGTTATTGCCAATAGCCACGATCAGGCCCAGGCCGGCAAAGGCATTGCTTTTGGTATACGTGTTGGACATCGCGAGTTCACCTCAGAAAATTTGGTTTGCAATTATCGGTAGGGGCGACGCGGCGCGTCACCCCTACACATAACTGATAACCCTTACTCTGCTGGATTTGTAATGTGGACGGAAAAATCAACCACGCCACGATAGAGGAATGGGGCATCCTCAAAAGCATCAATCTCGGCAACCTTCAGGGCGCCTGCCATGAAAGTACCATCGGAAAGCGGACCGCGATAGGAAAGAAGGCAATCCATAACCACCTTCATCATGTTCTTGGCATCCCCGTAATGGCGCCCGTAGCAATCCACCTGTAGGCGCTTGAACTCCAGCCGGTTAGTACCCTGCACAGAATTAACCGACTGCCCGTGAAGCACGGTATAAACACAAGCTGGAAGCACGCTAGCCTCGGGAAGTTGCACGGGAAAAACCCCGCTGGCGCCATCGGCGCGCGCGAAAGGGCTTCCGCCCACCTGGGCCATGATACCCGGATTGCTCGCGAGGAGATTGTACAAGCCAGCTTCAAACATAAAAAAGTTCTCAGTTCTCAGTAGTCAGTTTTCAGCCGACATACCAGCCACTAGCGAGAAGAATGTTTCTGAATCTCCTCGGCGACAATTTTCGTCAGGCTGTCCGCGAAGCGGTTAATCACGTCATCGGCCCGCGCTTCGAACGATGGCCGCACAAAGGGCCTGGCCGCCATAGCCGATGCTCCGCCGCTCCGCCTCCCGCGTCCACCGAGCCACGCCGGAAGCTTTAATCCCGCGGCCGCGGCGCGCCGACCCAGCTCTTGAAACAGGCCCCAGTAGGCGGACTTTCCCGGACCCACCTGAGCGCTTGCCTGCAAATCCCGATTGATGGTCAACCTGACGCCAATATGCTGCGATAGATAACCCGGCGTGCGCACATAGCGCGGATTCTCGGAGAGCTTAACCTTATCCAGCTTGGGCGCCCGCGCCCGCATCTCATCCACCCAAACCCTTACCGCAAACGTCATAGCCTCACGGAAACATCGCCGAGCAACAGCCAGCGGAAAGGTTTCCAGCTTGCGTTGAAGCACATCCAGGCCGTCGATCTTCACGTCAAATTCAGGCTGCGCCATAGATCAATCAGTAAGGGCGACGCGGCGCGTCGCCCCTACTGCCCGGCGATTTCATAAGCCGAATCATCACGCTCGATGCAGTAGAGAAGCAGAACATGGTGTTTTTCGTCCGGGTTCTGTACGTCGAGAATTTGAAACTGGCGCGTGACCACCGGCGAGCCCTCGGAAAACCAAACGTCCATTTTCGACTTAAGACCGGCCATCCAACGAATAGTAACCAGATGAGTGACCTGCGCAACCATCTGCTGGGCTTGATATAACTCGCGCCCGGATAGCGCCTCAATCGAAGCTCGCACCGTGGCAAACGGCGCCGCGTCAGCCGTGATCGGGCCGCCGAATTGATCCTGCTGAGTTGCCAGATCCATGATCTGGATCTGGTGCCTCAGCTTTCCCGCTCGAATTACGTCTCGCCGTGGCATTATCTCTCAGCTCCGCCGATCCCTGAATATCAAGCGCCGCAGTCTCACAAGCGCGCATCGGACCCAACTTTTTAAGCCGCCGCATGCGTCCCCGTTGCGTCAAATTCCGAAACATTCAACCCCCAGCAGAGGCTAACCACTAGCCACTATCCTTCAATTATTGTCATCGTAATACCAACGATCCGAGATCCCCAGGGTGATAAACACGCCATCCAGCACGCTCATAAAACCGGACCGAGGATTTGCCGATCCGCCACAAAACAGCCTTTTGAAACGCTTGCGGCGAAGCTGCGAACGCAGCCAGGCGCGCACCTGAAGCACATCATCAAGCTTCCCCGAAGATCGCCAGTGATGCCGGTTCTTGCGCAGCGACACGTAATAATGCCGCCCCGAGCCGTAGCAGCGCTGAATCTTAATGGAAATCGTCATAGCCTACAACCAAATTCGGGCAAGACCGTTTCAATTACTGTCTCGTGCTATCCAAATCCAGCACACGCTCAAACCACAACATGCTTTGTATGCCGTTCGGCAGTCCCTGCATCTGCCTATCCGTAGACGCCTCGCGATTCTCATACATGTCTCCCACGAGCAGCATAATGGCGAGCTTAACCTTGATGGGCACATCGGCCTGGCGAAGCGCGGCCTCTTGCGGGCTGCAATTCGCCGCGCTAGTGGCGGGTGAAATGGCCGGACTCATGGCCTGCAAAAAACCCGCTATAGCCGCGTCATTATTATCCCCGGCCACATAATGCACACAGACCGCGTTGGGCGTGAAGGCCGCTGCCGGCCAGAACTGGCCGGGATTTGGAAACAAACGCGGAGGCTTAGAGCTGGCGTCCACCACAAAATCTCCGCCCACTCCGCTCACGTCCGTCGAGGGCAGGAGTGTGAGAAATTTCATCGTCACCGCGTCGAGGTAGACAATGCTCGAAACCGATTGCAGGTTAGAGCGGTACAGCCGGATGCGCTGGGCCTCATTCCAGAGCGTCGTCGCGTAGCGAGGCCAGGTGTAGAAGCTTGGCCCATAGCCGACCTGCGACGGGTTGGAATCCACGTAGTAAGGGAACGTGTCAAGATACTGCGCAAAGCCCTTATTGATGAAAGACCGCGCGCAAAAATCTTCGCACAGCTCGCGCGCCGCCGTGATGTACATGGAGATCAGCGAGTCGTCGTCGTCAATCGTGACGCGCAAGTGCGCCTTGACCGTTGCGAGATCAACCGGCTCACAGACGGGCGGAATTTCAACTCGGATCGAGCCCATAGTAAATTCTCAATTTTCAGTAGGGGCGACGCGGCGCGTCGCCCCTACAAATCGTTATAGAAAGTGCGGAGCCTGGAAGTGAACCTAAACCCAGGCCCGTTTTGGTGGGTTAACTCAGCTCGCCATCTGGAGGTATTTCACCGGGTGAGTCCCGGCGTCAACCAGGCGGCCGTCATAACGCGCAAAGCCGATAAAGAGCACGAGGCCCTGCTCGGCAGCACGTTCAACCAGCCGCAAAACGTAAAAGTCCCGCGCCTTGCGGATCTTGTACTTTTTGAGATCCCCATAAAGCACGGTGGCAGGCACAGTAGCCGGCGAGGTGGAATCGAGCGTCGGCATGTACTGATTCAGCACGATGGGATAGCCAAAGAGAGATTCGAGCTTGCCAGTTTGCGGATTGGGCAGGTAGATCGGACGCCCGAATTTATCCAGGGTCTGTTCCAGGGTTTGCTTGGTCAGATCGTGCATGGCAAACTTGCCATTGAAACGGTAGAGAGGATCAACCGAATGGATCAAGTTGAGTAGATCGGTAGTTCCAATCGAGTTAGTCCCATCCTGTGAGTTAATGCCGGAATTGGCCGCTGCTCCCGCCGCAGTCACGCCAAGTTCGGCGTCCAG